ATATGCAGTTAGGTTATAAGCAGTCTATAGAAATAGCTGAAGAAGAAGTAATAGACAATACTCTTTCTAAAAATAGATTTGAAAATATAAAGAAAAGATTTAATTATGATTTAGTTACACTTGGTATAGGTGCTGTTAAAACAGACTGGAACTTAGCAAACGGCGTAACAATTGATTATGTAGATCCAGCAAGATTAATATATTCTTACACAGAAGATCCAAATTTTGAAGATATATATTATGTAGGTGAAGTAAAGCAATTAACTATTGGTGAAATTGCTAAAAAGTTTCCTCATTTAAGTGAACAAGACTTAGACAGAATACAAAAGACAAAAGGTGTTAGAAATCAATTATATGGCTGGCAGACTTATGATGAAAATACTATACAAGTTTTATTCTTTGAATATAAAACTTATAACACTCAGGTTTTTAAAATTAAACAAGGTCAATATGGTTTAGAAAAAGCTATTGAAAAACCAGATACTTTTAATCCTGATCCTAGTGATAATTTTGAAAGAGTTGGTAGAAAAATAGAAGTGTTATATGAAGGCGTTAA